TCACTATGCTTTGTACGATGACAACGGCAAAGAGATTGACCTGCACACGGTTGACGCTCTTTCGTGGATTGATTCAAAGGGCGTTACATTTGACGAATCATATATGTGGGCTGTACCTGTCCTTTACGGCAAATCGTGCCACAAGGGCAGAGGTGCGGGCATTATCGGCATAAAAACAGACGCTTTCGACAGCCTTGACGAAGTGTGGTCACAGTGGATGGACGCACTCAGAGCCTGCCGAACAAAGCAGTATGTGCCTGATTGCCTTGTTCCGAGAAATCCCGAAACCTGTCAGCCGATATCGCCAAATCCGTTTGACAACCGATTTATCACCGTGGGCAACGATATGTCTGAAAACGGCAACGGCAACAGGATTTACACCGAAAGTCCGCAGATTCAGCACGAAAGCTATTTGAGTTCATACATTACTGCCCTCGACCTCTGCTTACAGGGCATTATATCGCCGTCAACTCTCGGCATTGATACGAAGAAGCTTGATAATGCAGACGCTCAGCGTGAAAAGGAAAAGACAACCCTTTACACAAGGCAGAACCTTGTGAAAATTACGCAGAACGCACTTCAAAGCCTTGTTGCAGTTGTACTCAATGCAGACGGTGAACTTAACGGCAAGGGTATTGTTGAGGGCTTGGAAGTATCCGTAAACTTCGGCGAATATGCAAATCCGAGCTTTGAAAGTCAGGTTGAAACTGTGTCAAAAGCAAGACAGGGCGGTTTGATGTCAGTTGAAACCTCGGTTGACGAGCTTTACGGCGACAGCAAGTCGGAGGATTGGAAAGCCGAAGAGGTGCAGAGAATTAAGGAAGAACAGGGCATTGCAGGCGAAGAAGAAAAATCGGAGCTTGACGATGTGGCAGGACTTGATTTTTAAAATTTTTCTAATTAAACCTTGACAAATGTCCGTACATAATGTATTATATATGTACGGACAAAATAAGGCAGGTGTAAAGAATGTGTCCTAAAGGCAGACCTACGCAAGATAAGCGTGATAAAAGGTTTGAAATCAGATTATCAGCTGATACATATAATACCCTTGAAGAATGTGCTAAAAGTCTTAATATTACTAAGTCAGATGTAGTACATAAAGGTATTGCCTTAGTTAAAGCTGAAATCGATAAAAAGAAATAGAGTGTTGCCCACCGACCAAAGTTTGCAACACTCTAAAAAAACCGACAGAAGTATCTCTATCTGAAATCTATTATATCATTTAGGATTACTTCTGTCAAACAAAACAATTGATAGGAGTTTTTATTATGGCTTGTGTAAAGAGTGTAAAAAAGGTAATCGAAAGTGTTCGTGGCACTGTTAATCCATACTACGATATGGGTTGCGATAATGTCAATGAGATTTATCGTACCAATTCAAATGTATTTGATATGATTTGTGATGCATTCGTATTCGGCTATGCCCAAGGCATTAAATCCGCAAAAGCTGAAATAAGAAAGGCGGCTAAATGATATGGATAACGAAATTTGGAAAGATATTGAAGAACTAAATGGAGATTATCAAATCAGTAATTTAGGTCGTTTGAAAAGAACAAAAAAATATGGAAATCAATTTACTGAATGGGAAAGCAATAAAATTCTTAAATGGCAAAAAGATAAAGATGGTTACTTAGTTACCAGTATCAAAAATCCATTAACTGGTAAGTATACATCATACAAAGCACATAGATTGGTCGCAAAAGCATTTATTCCTAACCCTAATAACTATCCACAAGTAAATCATAAGGACGAAAATAAAGAAAATAATAATGTGAATAATCTTGAGTGGTGTACCAGTTTATACAATAACCATTACGGAACAAAATTAGAGAAACAAAATAAGAGTGTTAAACAATATGATAAATTCGGAAATCTATTAAGGGTGTGGGATAGTGTAACTGTTGCGGGCGAAACATTGGGAATAGATAAAAGTCATATCGTAAAATGTTGTAGAGGAAAAACAAAAACCGCATATGGCTTTATTTGGAAATATAATTAAACAAGAAAGAAGAGGCAGTTAATTTGTGACAGCCTCTTCTTTCTTGTTATTCGATAGGTGAAACGGATATTATTAATGGACTATGATATTTCAAAAGCATTCGAAAAAATTGAAAATGAACTAATATCATCAATGATAAGAAATTTTAAAAATCATAGAGTTGAAGAAGATAAAAATAATTTTTGTTGGACACAATGGCAGGCTGAACAGCTCAAAAGTCTTGAAGAGTACCGTAAGCACAACGCAAAGAAATTCGGCAAGCGTTTCAAAACCATTAACGGCAAGGTTGAAGAGATGATTCGCACCGCCAAAGCTGACGGAAATGCAAGTCAGGAGGCAGAAATTCTTGAAGCTGTCAAGGACGGTTTCAAAGCCCCGAAAAAGCCGTCAGCACACAGCACAGCCGAGTTTTTTAAGGTGAATGACCGTAAACTTGACGCACTCATAAAATCGACCACAGACGATTTAAAGAGGGCAGAAACGGCGGTTTTGCGTATGAGCAACGACAAGTACCGCAAGGCGATTTTTAACGCACAGGTTGCAATGAACACGGGTGCGGTTACATACGAAAAAGCCGTTGATATGGCGTGTAAAGATATGCTCAACGCAGGTCTTAATTGTGTGGAATACAAAAATGGTGCAAGGCACACGCTCTCGGATTATGCGGATATGGCGGTTAAAACAGCCAACAAAAGAGCCTATCTTCGTGGCGAGGGCGAAAAGCGAGCCGAATGGGGAGTATCCCTCGTTGTTGTGAACTCAAGACAGGGCGGTTGCCCCGATTGTGCAAAATATATCGGCAAGGTGTTTATTGACGATGTTTATTCAAACGGCAAAAAGTCAGACGGAAACTATCCGCTCCTCTCAACCGCAATCAAGAACGGTTTGTTTCATCCGAGATGTAAGGACAGCACAAGTACATATTATCCCGAACTTGATGATTTGGACGCACCGTTGTCTGAAGATGAAATCAAAGAGCTTGACCGTCAGCGAGGAATTGAGGAAAAACAGCAGTATGCACAGCGACAGGCAGAACGCTTTGACCGCCGTGCCGAATACAGCCTTGATGAGGACAATAAACGAATAGCCCAAACCCGAGCCGATGAGTGGCACGATAGGGCGAATACGCTTGAAGAAAAGACAAAGCAATTCTCACTAAACACCAATGAACAGAAATATTACAGACCTGTTTTTGAAGAAGATATATCAAAAACTTTTGAACGCAAAATTGAGGGCGAAACAATTACAATTGATACCCACAAGGCAAATACATTGTGTGACAATGTTTATATTTCAGATAAGGTAAAGCTAAAACGAAAAGAACTTCATAATTTTGATATGCAAGTGAGAAAAGCGTTTGATATGCTTGGAGAGGTTGAAACAAGCGGAAAGCCTGAAATTTGTATTGTCACTCCCGAAGAAATGCGAGTAAATGCTATTGCTTCATATATGCCAATGCAGAATGTTCTAAATGTCAATTCAGCATACTTTTCAACAAGTGATTTGTCAGGCTTACAAGAAAACTTGGCTTGTCCGCAAGACAGATTGAGTACAGTTCTGCACGAACTGATTCATTGGCAAGACGCTAAAAATTACAGAGCAAAATTCGGAAGTATTAACGATTATTTTGAATATTGCGATTACCTTAATAAAATTTATGCTCCAAAGGTTGAAAAATTGATAAATAACGGTTATAATATAGAGGATATAAGTGAGTATGCTTTTGAATGCTTAAAAGATAAAGCTATGGATGAAGTGTATAACGAGTACAGAGTCAGCAAACTTTTAGGGTGATGATGGTATGAGATTGATACAAACTGAAGAACAAAAATCTCTATGGAATGCGTTTAAGCCGTACCTTGTAACAAATGGTTTAAATGTCACTTTGCGTGAAGATGCTCCACAAGAAGCTAAAGATGCTGAAGCACTTTACAGTAAGCTTAGAGAGAAACAAAAAATGCAATATCTAAAAGATAGTGGCATAATCTAACCGCTCCGTAAAAAGGGCGGTTTTGTTATATGCAATTCACAAAAACAGCATAAAATTACGAATTGAGCATTTTATAATCGACAGCAATGTTGATTATAGGGTGCTTTTTGCATTTAAACCCGTCGATTTCGACCGGTTTAGAAAGGTGGTGACAGAATGAAAATCAGAGTAACAACAGCATTTAATGACAGGCAGAACGGTTATGTAACCCGACCTGTGAATGAAGTTTTTGAATGTTCCGAGCAGAGAGCAAAGGAACTCATTGACGGCGGTTTTGCAGAAGAGGTCAAGTCTGACGCTCCCAAAAAGCCGAGAGCCAAAGCAGTTAAAACAGAAAAAACAGAAAAAGCAGATTAAGCACTTTACGAATATGTAAGGTGCTTTTTTATTGTCCGAAGACATTAAACTACGGGAGACACCGTGCAAAACTGAAACAGAGAGACACTCTATGAACTGATTACGGGAGACACCCGAAAAACTGAAAGGATATGAAAAAAATGGCAGAACCAAATCCAACACCAACCCCCAATGAACCGACACCTGCACCGCAGGGAACTCCACAGGGAAACGCTCCTGCCTTTGATTATGACAAGCTCGCAAGCCTTATTACAGGCAAACAGAGCGTGACAGAGGACACCGTTTTGAAGTCTTATTTTAAGGAGCAGGGATTGTCAGCCGATGAGATGAAAGAGGCTATCGGTGCTTTTAAAAAGCAGAAAGCCGAGAACACTCCCGACTTTGCAAAAATGCAGTCGGAAGTTGAATCTGCAAACAACGCAAAGCTCACGGCAGAAGTCAACCAATCGGCAACCCTCGAAGCCGTAAAACAGGGCGTTGACATTGCAACCGTTCCGTATGTGCTTAAAATTGCAGACTTTTCAAAGGCTGTGACAGACGGCAAGGTCAATGCGGAAAAGCTGACAGAGGCTGTTAAAAAGGTGCTTGACGATATCCCCGCACTCAAGGGCAAACCTGCCGAGAACGGCACAGGAGTTAAGAAAATCGGCGGTGACGGCAACGGTACATCGGACGGTACAAAACCAAAGGCAAATGTTCCTACCAAAAAATGGAACAGATTTAATATTTAACCAAAGAAAGGATTGAAAAAATCATGGCAAACACAAATAACTATGCCGAGCAGTTCAGCCCTGATCTGCTCGAAATTCTTGTTCAGGGCACACTTACATCACCATTCATCACTTCAAATGTAAAGTGGGTTGGCGCAAGAACTTTCCACTTCACACAGATGAGCACATCAGGCTTTAAGAACCACAATCGCAACGGCGGTTGGAACAAGGGCAAGTATGTTCAGACCGATGTTCCGTTCACCTGCGAACACGACCGTGATATTGAGTTTCTCGTTGACAAGGCAGATGTTGATGAAACTAACGCAACCGCAAAGGTTGAGAATATTTCAAAGGTGTTTGAGCAGACACAGGTTGCTCCCGAAACAGACGCACTTTTCTTCTCAAAGGTTGCAACAAAGGCTCAGGCAACAGACGGATATCATTCTTCAACAAAGACATCGGAGTGGACTAAGGAGAACGCTTATTCAAAGCTCAAAACAATTCTTTCTGCCGGCAAGCTCCGCAGATACAAGGCAAGAGGCACACTTGTTGCCTATGTGACATCTCACATTATGGACTGCCTTGAACAGTCAACAGAGTTCACTCGCAAGATTGAGCTTACACAGATTGCAGAGGGCGGTATCGGCATTGAAACAAGAGTGACCGAGATTGACGGTTGCCCTATCATCGAGGTTATTGACGATGAGCGTTTCTACGATAACTTCAACTTTAACCCCGATGACGGCGGTTTTGAGCCTGCAACAGGCGCTCACAAAATCAATGTTCTTGTTGCCTGCGGTGAAACCTGCAAGACTGTTCCGAAGATTTCAAGCATTTATTTCTTTGCTCCCGGCTCACACACAGAGGGTGACGGCTGGCTCTATCAGAACCGTTCGCTTTCCGACACATTCGTATTCCCAAACGGCAAGGACGGCAAAATCGACAGCATTTATGCCGATGTTGACACAACGGCGGTTGCGTAATGTATGCCGATTACATTGAACATCAGGGTGGAGATGAAAACAGTATTATCTCTGCCGAACACATTGATGTTCTGACTTTTAACCGCATTGATTTTGAAAAACTTTCGGAAATGCAGAAGAGAATCATCGGCAGAGTGCATAGCAGACTTACTGCTTTTGAAGAAGAAAATGCCGATATGATTTCTTCCTATCTGAAAAGCTATTCAATCAACGGTACATCAATGGAATTTGGCGCAAGCTGGAATTTAATGTGTATCAGCGGAGTGGCAATTCCTGCCGACCTCTATGCGTTGCTAAAATCAACAGGACTTTGTTATCCTGCAATCTGAAAGGTGCGTGAAAACCGTGAAATTTCCGTCACTTGTAAAAAAGCAGTTCTGCAAAACTCCTGTCGAGGTCACAATCTACGGTGAGGGAATAACCGAGGACGGCTCTCCTGTTATCGCATTTGAGTGCAAAAACCTGTATCCCTCCGAAAATCTTTATCCGTCAAATCTCCGCTGCGGAGGCAATGCTGTATGCAATGTGCAGTCAAAGGCAAAGACGGTCTATACCAAAGAGCAGAAAACTGTTCAGGTGTCGGCTGTCTTGCTTTTTGACGGCGACATTGCTCCCGACAGCCCCACTTTAAGCGGTGGCTTTGTAATCCTTGACGGCGTAAAACGAAACATCGTACAGGGTACAAAACACCGCAACCCCGACGGCAAAGTTAATTTTACGGAATTGGATGTGATTTAATGGGATTTTCGGTATCATCAAAAATCAAACTCAATATGCCTGTTGTAAAACAGCTTGATAGGGCAAAGCAACAGGCTCTTGAACAGACAGGTGACGCACTTCTTACACGGGTGAAAAACAAGCAGGTAATGCCGTTTGATACAAGCATACTTCAAGACGATAGTACCGCTGTTGATTATTCACAAAGTGCAAAGGGGATAGTTAAAATTGTGTCAGATACTCCGTATGCAAGACGGTTGTATTTTCATCCCGAGTATAATTTCAGCCGTAAGGAAAACATTGCCGCCGGCGGTAAATGGTTCTCACCGTGGCTTGAGGGCGGTACACGGCAGAATTTTTGCAGTCAAACATTCACTAAAATATATAGGAGAAATACAGGACTTTGATTTACTTATCGGACATCAGAGATTGGCTCAAAAGCGTTACCTCAGCCGAGCATTATTACATCGGCAAGCTTGACAACAAGCAGGACAGGTCAATCGGTGTGTATTCATTAAAGCAGTCGGAAACACCCACAAGGGCAATCGGCGGTGAAAGTACCTACGATACAATAAGCGTGTCTTTGCTTATCCATTACACCGACAACGCAAGAGAAACCGAGGAGTTTGCACGCAGACTTTACGAAACGCTTTACGGCATTAAAAAAGTTGAAATTAAGGAACACAAAATCTATATAATCGAACTGCTCACGGAAGAACCCGTTGATGTGGGAACAGACGACAAGGGTGTGTATGAGCAGGTCATTGAAGTTAAATTTTATTACGAAAGGAAGTAATTTTATGGCAAAAGTTGAATCGGGAGTATTCCCATGCTATGAAAATCAGTTTGCGGTTGGCAAGGCAGGAACAGAATCCGCCACGACAAATATTGCTAACTGCGAAGAATTTTCTGTTGCATTTGACAACGGTGTCGAGGAATGGACAGCCTTTGAAAACGAGGGCTGGAAGTCAAGGCTTATGACAGCAAAGTCAATCACAATTTCGGTAAAGGGCAAGCGTACAATCGGTGACGCAGGCAATGACCAGATTGCCGCCCTTGCATTTGAAAACGGCAGAAAGGCAGAAGTTTCGTTTATGTGGACCTTCCCCAACGGTGCAACCGTCCTCTTTAAAAATGCAGTCGTATCCGTTACATCAAACGGTGCAGGCGCAAGCACGGGTGTTGCTCCGCTTGAATTTGAAGTTATGTCAAACGGCAAGCCGGTATATACAGCAGCAGCTTAAAAAATGAAAGGAATGAACGATTATGTCAAAGTTAATTGATATTACAGACAAGCTTAATTTTGAGGAAAAGCCGAGTGTCAGAGTTAAAAATGTTGACCTTGCAATCAACAATGACGCAGTTTCAATGCTCAAAGTTGCGGCACTTTTTGAGGACGGCAACGGTAAAAGTAAAGATGTTATCGAAATGTATCATCTTCTTTTTGATGAATCCGAGAGAGAAAAGATTGAAAAGTTAAAGCTGAATATGCACGATTTCAACGCCCTTATCAGCGAATCTGCCAAAATTGCAACAGGCGATTTGACTGACGAGGGGGAAGCTCAGACCCCGGCTACGACCTGATTGATGACTTTGATTTAATCGTGTCGAGCTTTCGCTCGGAGTACGGGGTCAGCATTTATTCAAAGGATTTTGCTAAAATGAGTTGGAATGAGTTCTGCTCACTTCTGCAAGGCTTAGGACCCGAAACACCGCTTGCAAGAACGGTTCAAATTCGCCTTGAAACCGACAAAGAAGTCTTGAAAAACTTTACTTCGTCACAGCATAAAATCCGCAACAAATGGCGGTCAAGGAATGTAAAGCACTATTCAGACGAAGATATGAACACCGTTCTTGCAGAATTTCAAAACTTTTTTGCAAGCTTGTAAAAAAACAACCACTCCAAATGGGGTGGCTGTTCTTTTGCAAAATTTTTAAGCGTACATCATAGCGGTGTGCGCTGTTTTTATGCCTGTTTTTAAAAAATCTAAAATGAAAGGAAGTGGTGAATATGGTGACAAAGGCGGGTGAAATTGAGCTTGATGTCAGGCTTACGGGTGATGATATTTCCAAAACATTGCATAAGATTTCCGATTCAATTACCAAAAAGTTTGATTCGGCGTTTTCAAGTCTTTCAAAAGATTTTGAAAATGTAAGCACTGATATGAAACAGTCCTTTTCAAAGGTTGCAGAGGGCGTTTCTCAGAAAACCGAAAAAGAGTTTTCAAACATCAAAGGCAGCGGTGAGCAATTAAGCAATTCGGTTTCATCTTCGTTTAAGAAAATAGGAATGGCTGTGGTTGCCGCTTTTTCTGTTGCAAAAATCAAGGAGTTCGGTCAGCAGTGCATTGAATCGGCTGCGGAAGTCAATGCGGCAAATTCACAGTTTGAGCAGACTTTCGGCACAATGCAGTCGCAGGCAGAATCAGCCATTCAGAGCGTTGCCAATCAGAGCGGTATTCTTGAAACCCGATTGCAGGGCGTCGGCACAAGTATTTATGCCTTTGCAAAAACTACTGGAATGGACAGTTCAAGTGCTTTGGGTATGATGCAGGAGGCTTTGCAGGTAACAGCCGATAGTGCCGCATATTATGACCGTTCGCTTGAAGATACCGCAGAAAGCCTGAAATCGTTTCTCAAAGGCAACTTTGAAAATGATGCCGCACTCGGTTTGTCCTGTACTGAAACCACACGAAATGCGGCGGCTAATAAGCTGTATGGCAAGTCATTTACGGATTTGTCGGAATCGCAGAAACAGCTCACGCTTTTGCAAATGGTTAAGGACGCTAATCAGCTTTCGGGTGCTATGGGACAGGCAAGTCGTGAAGCAGACGGTTGGGAGAATGTAACGGGCAACCTCAGAGAAAGTTGGAAACAGCTCCTTGCCGTAGTCGGTCAGCCTATTCTTCAGGTGGCAACTCAGGTTGTAAAGCGGTTGAGTTCCGCACTTGCGACTTTAACGGAATATGCCAAAGGTGCGGTTGAATCGCTTTCAAAGGTATTCGGCTGGGATACAGGCAATAACACCGCAAGCAATATCAAATCTGCGTCCGATTCTGCCAAAAGCCTTACGGATACAGCAGATGACAGTTCAAAGTCACTTGATAATGTTCAGAAAAGTTCCGAAAAAGCAAAGAGAAGTGTAGCGGGCTTTGACAAGCTGAATATGCTTTCAAGCTCTGACAGCTCATCTTCAAAGTCAGACACCTCCTCATCAAAAAGCTCTTCAGGCGGTTCATCGGGCGGAGCTGTTGCAAAGAATGTTGTCAAGGACACAAGCAAAAACCTTTCGGGAGCATTCAAAAATCTATACGAAAAAAGCGGATTTAAAGGCTTTGTCGAGAATGTACAGAAAGGTATTAACAAGGTTGATTGGTCAGCTATAGGCAAGAACTGCAAGACCGTTTTTGATAATGCTGTTCCCATAGTTCAAAAGGCATTCGGCACAATGCAAAAGGTCGGTTCTGCAAAACTCGGGGCAATCGGTTCTGCATTCGGAGCGGTTGCGACAATCGGCGGAAAGTCATTTCAGACCATTTCAGGCGGTGTTGCTAAGTGGATTTCAAAAGACAGGGAAAAGATTATCGGCTTTATCGACACCATAGGTAACAATCTTACAAACGGCTATAACAACCTTTCAACCTTTTTTGATAATTTCGGTACACTTGCAGGCAATGCAATTGACAATGTTCGCCCTCAAATGGAAGAATCAATTTCCAATCTTTTAAGCGGTCTTACAACCTTTGCGGGCTCAGTCGGCGAAGTTGTTTCGGGTGCGTTTTCAACTGCAACCGAAAGCCTTGTTGAATGGACTGAAAATGACGGTGCAACAATCACTGAATTTCTCGAAAATTTACAATTGCAGTTTGCAGATGTGTTTAACTTTATCGGTCAGATTTTCGGAGATATCGGAACAATTATCAGTAATTGGTGGAACGGCAACGGACAGCAGATTTTTCAGAATATCTGCAATATGTTTACCAACATCGGCACAACCCTTATGAATGTTTACAATCAATGGATTAAGCCTGCGTGGGATTTTATCGTAGCAATCGTAAAATCAGCTTGGGAAAACTGGCTGAAGCCTGTTTTTGAAGGCGCAATAAACTTCTTCGGCAAGGTTGCAGACTGTGTTTCAACCGTGTGGAATAACTTCCTGTCACCGTTTGTAAACTGGCTTGTCAGTTTTTGGGGACCTATATTTCAGAATGTTTTCAATGCCGTAAAAAGGGTGTTTGATAATGTGTTTACATTTATCGGTGGGTTGATTACCTCTATACAGAAAACATTCGGCGGTCTTATTGACTTCATTACAGGTGTTTTCTCAGGCGATTGGAACAAAGCATGGCAGGGTATCTACGACTTCTTCAAAGGTATTTGGGACGGCATTTGTGCCGTGTTTAAGTTTATTATAAACGCTATCATTGACGGCATAAATGCGTTGTGGACAGGTATTTATAATTTCGTTTCGGGTGTTGTTAATTCAATCGGCGGAATAGCCGGTATT